GGCGTTTTGCAGGAAATACTAGACCAATATTCTAAAACCAAGCCTAAAACCGAAATGGGCAAGGTAGGAAGATTTTTTGCGAAAATTCTTAAAGTGATTTTACCATTTATAAAATTTAAGAGAAAATGAAAATAGACAAACCATCTCAAGACAAAATAAACAAGTTGCACCCTTCAGTAAGAGAAGAAGTTGCACAGATAGTAAACGAATGTAATGAAGTATTAAATGGGCGTTCACAAGTACGAATTGCGCAAGGCTTACGAACATTTGCCGAGCAAGACGCATTATACAAACAACGTCCAAAAGTAACGAATGCAAAAGGCGGTCAAAGCGTACACAATTATGGTTTTGCGGTTGATATAGTTTTGATTATTGACGGTAAAACTGCGTCATGGGACGTGAAAAAAGATTGGGACAATGATAAGGTTTCCGATTGGGACGAGTGCGTAAAAGTATTCGCAAAGTTTGGGTGGTCATGGGGTGGGAGCTGGAACGGCGGATTTAAGGATATGCCACATTTTGATAAAATTGGGTATAATAATTGGAGAATTTTATTTAAATTACCGAGAGATAAAAACGGGTATGTTATTATATGAACTCAAATCCTTTAAATACAGCAGAAAAAAGACAATGTATAAAATGCAAAATCGTTAAAGAGTTAAACTCTAACAATTTTCATAGAAATCAAAATAGGCAACACGGATTTGAATACAAGTGTAAAGAATGTGCTAAAAATAGAAAAGACAGACGGATAAACCGCTACGGAGATATGACGGCTCAACAAAAATCGAACCACAGAAAGACTAATATAAAATACGCAAAAACACCTAAAGGGAAGGCTATTTTCTTAATTAGTGCCTATAGAAAATTTGACGCAAATGCAGGCAGAGAATGTACATTAACCCAATTAGACGTTTTGGATGTTTATAAAAAGCCTTGTACGTACTGCGGTTATCCGTCAACAGGGTTTGACAGAAAGGATAATAGTATTGGGCATACTTTAGAAAACTGCGTACCATGTTGCAAAGAATGTAATGTTGCGAGAATGGATAATTTTACACATGAGGAAACTTTTATCTTAGGAGAAGCAATAAGAAAAATAAAAGAAAATAGATGCAAAAAATTTTAAAGATATGCCACATTTCGATAAAATAGGCTTTGGTAATTGGCGCAAATTAATTACTTACGCAAAGGATAAAAACGGTTATATTATTCTGTAACCTACTTATCATTCCACATGATAAACCAAATTCTCGCATATTTCCTTTTGCTCATTCTAGGACTTGCCATAATTTGGCAAATTTGGTTCGATGGTGAAAATAAGGATTTGTGAGGATTGTATAAAAATAAATTTATTCATATTCTGTACGTTTACCTCATAATTTAGGCTGTTTACATATAAGCCTAAATTATTTTTATAATAATTTTGAAAAGTGCTTGCATAAATCAAAATATTAACTACCTTTGCTATCACAAACAGAAACAACATGAAACTTCAAGAAAAAATAAAATCAAATCCTTACCTTAAAGTAAGCAACTGTACTGACATTGCAGACCTAGAATGTGCAATGGATTATTTAAGAATATTGGATAAAGAATATCCTAATAGCCAAGTACTTTTAAATATTTGGGCTAAGATGTTATATAAGAAAAAGAAGTTGGAGGCTAAAACATCCACTTCTAATATGCACCCTATTTTTCAACAAGCATTAGCACCATTTGGGATAAGATGAAAATAATTAATTGGTTCAAGCGTTTGTATTTAGAAACTAAAAAAAACAAGATAGAAGAAAAATACAAAAGTATTTTCTTGATTTTAGATTTAGATTACTACCAATACTTGGAACTGCAAAGAATGAAACAAAAAGAATTAGATAAAGTAATTTATAATGGATAAGAAAATACCAAAATACAAAATAATATCCGAATTGAAGAAATTGGGCCATACAGAAATTGAATTGACTTACGACAAATCAGAGGGGTGGTGGCTACTTAGTAATAGTTATGATGATTGGGTAGGTATTAATTCTACACAGGTAATGGCTAATATAAAATTAGGGATATTAAATAGTTATAAACAAAATATAATATGTACCAACTAACAGAAAAAGTAATCAAACTAATTTGCACTAAAATAAAGCTATTATCTTAGCCGAATGAATAAAAAGCATAACAGAGGCGGGTCTCGCAATGGAGCAGGGCGTAAACATGAATACACCAAACCACGCAAAAAAATAACGCTAAACATTCCAGAGATTGAGCATCCTGCAGCAAAGGAGTTTGGAAAAAAGATATTGGATAAATACAGGGTTAAGAAAACAGAAAATAAATAATCCATACACTTGAGTATAAACTAAAACACAGCATCCCTCACAGCCTTATTGTCAACAAACCCCAATGATTTCAGATAGTTTTGAGTTACTACAATTGAGTAGTGCCTACAATTTACCGCACTTTTATTGTCATTCATCGCAATTATGTTTAATATAATGGATTAGTGTATTATGTTTGCCTAACGTTTTAGGGCTTGGCGAGGTTGTGGACTTTGAAAAACTATCGCTCAAATTTAGTACAAACTTTAAATATAAATACAAATGAACAATTCAGAACAAAAGCCACAATCTTGCCAAACCGATGTTAGTGGCAGTTTTTCTACTGTTATTTCAATGGTTGAAAATGGTTGGGATATAAGTAAAGCATTAGCCAAACTTGGTATTAGTAGATCTACATTTTATCGAAAAATAACGAAAGAGCAAAAATGTTTATTGGATATGGCAAAAACACAAAATACCAAGTATGGCGTTGGTTCTACTGGTCGTTGTTAAAATTGCCACTAACGTAAAAGCATTGGCGATGTGGTGGCATTTTAGCACCGAAGCTAAATTGAAAAACAGAATTTGAATTATGAACAATAGCTTAATAGAATTACGTCAGCCACCATATAGCCAATGCACTGTTAGCCGCAGTACATTCTATTTTGGGGATTGCCTTGAAGTCTTACCACTTATACAAACCAACAGCATTGATTTAATCTATTGCGATTTACCTTTTGGTACTACACAATGTAGTTGGGATAATGTGATAGACTTTGAAAAAATGTGGCAGCAAGTGAAACGACTTGCTAAAACTAATGCAGCAATAGTTTTTCATTCGCAACAACCCTTTACAAGTAACCTAATAATGAGCAACCCGAAGATGTTTAAATATACTTGGTTGTGGGAAAAATCAAAAGCAACAGGTTTTTTAAATGCTAAAAAACGCCCTTTGGTTGCACATGAAGATATTGTAGTGTTTTGCAAAGGAACGCCTGTTTATTATCCGCAAATGGTACAAGGCGAAGCATACAACAAAGGGGTAAGAAAGCAACAAACCGATAACGATGTGTACGGACGGTTTGAGCAGGTAGAGGTAAAAAGTGATGGATTGCGTTACCCACGAAGCGTACAGTATTTTAAGACAGCTGAAAGCGAAGGAAAGACGTTTCATAAAACTGAAAAACCGATTGAATTATGCAAGTACATAGTAAATACCTATTCATTGGAAGGTCAAACGGTGTTAGACTTTACTATGGGTAGTAACAAATCAGGATTAGCCTGTGAGATGCTAAACCGAAATTTCATAGGAATAGAAAACGACGCAGAACACTTTGCAACGTCAATTCGTAGGGTGTCTGCGTATTGCGGCTAACGGTTCGCAGCCTTACGCTGGTGGGCTTCTTTTTTCAGCCCACTTGCGTTAAGGCTGCTGTTATAACCAGTGCGATTTATTAACTAAAAACTAAATAAAAATGTTTACACTAAAACTGTTTGACCGAAAAGGCAACGAATTAAAAGAAGGGGATTTTGTAAAAATATCCAATGGCAAAGAGTTCACATTCTTTGCAGAAGTAAAGTATATTGAAAGCGAAGGCATCATAACACCATTTCACACGTTTAGCTTTCATTCATTTGAAAAGGTGGATAAAATACCAGATGAAGCTAAAAAAAGCACAGAAGAGCGTTATGATATTTGGTATATGTATAGCGATGATGCAGAGCAAGACGATAAAGCTCCTGACTTTGAAAAATATTTAATGAGTTGGAGAGAATGTGAACACCATTTAGAAAAAAGAAGCTGGGCAATAGTAAAACAGTTTTCTTCTGTCCAAAAAACTTTATTTGATGCAGTCGATTAGCATTGGTTATAACGTATCGGGGCTATATGCAGTGCCTAAAACTGCTGTAACTTAAAAGCACAAAAGACATGATTAAATTCGGAGGTTTCGACAAAGACGGACAGGCATTGCATATAGCCTGTGTTACCCACCGTTATTCTGATTTACCAATGAAAGGACTTGGTAAAAGTATGGAGAGCGTGGGTATAAACGAGCCTGTAATTATTCCACAATCTGCCGCACTTGAAGGAGTGATTTGGGGATATACAGAAGCCGAAATAGAACGTAGGGCTTACGAACTAAAAGCCGAAATAAGATGGATGGAATTACCTCCCCAAAATGCTGCTGATGAGCGAAAGTTTCAGATGTGGTTTCATAATGGTGGGTAACGGTTCGGGGCTATAAGATAGTAAAACCCCTTTTTGTGCGGTGGGGGATTGCACTGCACTAAATTAAACTCAAACAAAATGAGTGATTTCAAAAGCCGACTGCTGGCAGAAAAAGCAGAGTTAGACGAAAAGCGCAGCAAGCTGGATGCTTTTCAAAACAGTGAAGCGTTTCAAAAGATTGAGCCGTTTCAAATGTCATTACTAAACATTCAAGCGCAGGCAATGGCTACTTACAGCCAATGTTTACTTGAACGAATAGCGTGGCTTGAAACGCCTGTTGCTGAAACGCAGGGCTAACTACGAAGCGGTGCGCTGGCAGGGGTTTTATTTCTTATAGCCCCTGTTAGCAAATCGTTTTAATGTTTGCTAACGGACGGGTATTTGCGTTCGTTGGCGATTAGAAAGATAAATTTCAAATTTAAAACAAAACATAATATGGAAAACAAAACTTCAAATGAAACGAAAACCGCCAATGACGCAAATACTGTGTTAGCGGCAGTTACATGGGAGGCAACCGAGATGATTGCTTTCAGAGATAGAGATATTGAGAATGATATTTGGTGCGAACACGCCTTCATGTTTAAAACCCGTGAGGATGTAGATAAATTCTTTACCGCAGATAATCCGATTTTACTGGATAAATATACCGAAGAAGATAATAGGGTTTTAAACGACTTTGAAATACACAATAGCAATCCCGCAGGACATATAACGAGTGTTTCATTTAGCACCGAATATGCAGGTGAAGTGAGGTTGTATGAGATGAGTGCGGGGTGGGTATGTAATTGCCGCTAACGGTTGGTGGCTTGGCGAAGTACCGCCTTGCACAGATGTTGAAATTTAGTACAAAGGCTTGTGGCGGTATTTTGCCAAACCACTGTTATAAGCCGTTTTTTATTCGTGTTTGGCTTAACAATTTAATTTAAAACAATGAGAAATTTATTAAAAGAAACTCTTGAAATATTAGAGAGAAACAACAAAAAAGAAACTGATGTAAAATGGGTAGGAACTTCAACTCATAAAACAACTTGGGAAGATTTCAAGAAAAACGCTGATGTTGATTACGAAAGTGGTTATGGTTCGGCTAAAGTTGCACAAGATTTATTAGTAGTTGGCGAAAATTGGTGGCTTGAAAGAGGCGAGTATGATGGCTCTGAATGGTGGGATTATAAAGAAATGCCAAAAGAACCAACTGAAAACATTGAATTAAAAGCATTGACCGTAAACCAAGCTGATAAATTAGGTTATGATGTTTCTTGTGGCTGGGAAAACTTACTTACTATCAACGGTGTGTCGTCCTAAAATGGCTTATAACGTAAAAGCATTGGCGATGTTGGGGATTAGAAAGTACAAAAGCTCAAATAAAAACAAATGATAGTAGAAAGCACAGAATCTCAAATTAAGCACGAATGCCCCAATATTGCCAATGCAGTGTTAGGTGCTGTTCCTGTTCACAAATTTCCTTACAATTGGAATTTAAAAGATGCAATATTCACAAAAGACAAAGGCAAAGTATTTAGTTGTTTTGCTTGTGGCGGTGGAAGTTCTTTGGGCTATAAATTAGCTGGATTTGATGTAATAGGTCATAATGATATTGATAAGAAAATGATTGAAGTTTATAAACTAAATCATAATCCTAAATATTCATTTTTAGAAAGTATTACAACTTTTGCCAAAAGAAAGGATTTACCTAAAGAACTTTACGAACTTGATATTTTAGATGGTTCGCCACCTTGTAGCAGTTTTTCAATGGCTGGAAATAGAGAAAAAGACTGGGGCAAAGAAAAGGTTTTTAGAGAAGGACAAGCCGAACAAGTTTTAGATACTTTATTCTTTGATTTTATTGATTTAGCAAAAGAATTACAACCGAAAGTAGTAGTATCTGAAAATGTAAAAGGTTTATTAATGGGAGAAGCTAAACAATATGTTATTAAAATTTATAACGCATTTGACAAAGCCGGTTACTATTGCCAACACTTTTTATTAGATGCTTCAAAAATGGGTGTGCCACAAAAAAGAGAACGTGTTTTTTTTATAGCATTAAGAAAGAATTTATCACAACCTTTTTTACATTTTGCTGATATGTTTACAGAATTACCTAAAATAGAAATTTCTTTTAATGAAAAAGAAATTCCATTTAAAAAAGTAAAAGACAAAAACAATAATGACTATCCAATAAGTGATTTTTATAAAACTCTCTGGGAAAAAAGACAAAAAGGAGATGCTTCTTTTGCTAACATAAATGGTAGAGAAAGAGGGAAAGAGAATACTGGTTTTGGAACTAATTTTTTATATGATGATAATGTTTGTGGCACTTTAACAACAAAAAAAGACTGTTATTGTTTATTTGACGAGCCAAGATATACGAGCGACACAGAAGCAAAAAAAATAGGAAGCTATCCTCAAGATTATAACTTTTTAGGGCTTAAACCAAGTTATTTAATTGGAATGAGTGTGCCACCTGTTGTCATGGCTCAAATATCAACTAAAATATATGAACAATGGTTGTCGAAGTTGTAGATTCGTCTTTTGGAATTGCACCTAACGTCCTGCGTCTTGGCGAGGTTGCTGAGTACGGAAAAATAAATTATCAATTTTAAACAAAATATTATGCGAAACGAAAACGTGAATGAACCACAAAATCAGAAATCTTGCCAAAACGCTGTTAGCAACAGTACTGTTTTGACAACAAAGGTTCCTGTTTTATTTGCTGAAAATGTATATAAATATCATAAAGATTATAATGTTGAAATATTAGATATTAGTATTCACGAAAGAAGTATTATGAATGTAGTCGTTAGTGGCAAAATGTCAGATTTAATTCTGTTAAATAAAAAATGCGAAGAAGAAACCTATGGTGATATTGATATCGATTAGGGTATTGTTGCTAACGTTTTCGGGCTTGGCGAAGGTGGGCTTGTAGGATGCTCAATTTTAGCAGAATGTTTCTGCCCACTTTTGCCAAACCCGTGTTAGCAGCAGTAGCTTCCACTGAACTCAATACGAAGCACAAAAAAAATGAATTAAAAATTTTGAAGCGTGGGAATTAAAGAAAAATATATTATCAGAAGCATTGATACTGAACAATGCAAAGAGTGGTTATTGTATAAGCATTATGCAAAAAGAATACCACCTATTTCATATTCATTTGGGCTTTATACAACTGATTTGATTTTACAAGGTATTTGCACATTTGGAACTCCACCAATACAAATGAATAGCGGGCATTGTATTTTTAATGAAGGCGATATTAGAACAGGAAAAGAAGATTCTAATTTTTATGTTGAAACATTAGAATTGAACAGACTTTGCGTAAATGACGGATTAGAAAAGAACACAACTTCTTTTTTTGTTTCTGGCTGCCTTGCAATGCTGCCAAAGCCATTATGTATTGTTTCATTTGCAGACCAAAATCAAAATCATCATGGGTATATTTATCAAGCAACTAATTGGATTTATACTGGCATGGGTGAGAAGGGTGGAAAAATGGTGAATTTTGTTATGAACGATAGAGAGTATCACGGTAGAGGAATTTCGGAAGAGAAAATGAAACGTGATAAATATAAATATGACGATTCAAAAACATTGCAAGAAAATTGGATTTTAAACGGTGGAGAAATTATTGATTTGAGCAAAGGCAAACATAGATACTTAATGTTTTTAGGGAGTAAAAAACAAAAAGAAGAAATGAAAAGAAAATTAAAATATCAAATACAACCATACCCAAAAGGACAAAATGATAGATATGATTCAAGTTATAACACTACTACACAAGGATTACTGTTTTAAAATGTGCGGTAGAAAAATTTTTAATTCATTTTTTTCGTCCAAGTTACCGATACACTTGCTACGAAGCACGGCTATTGCTGCTAACTAATGGCTACAACTGACTTTATCAGACAAAGCTACCTAAATCGATATGCTTTGTATGATTAACCACAAACCGACCATAACAAGTCGGTTTTATTATTTATTCTTATTTGGATTAAATATAAACAACGCTATTTTATAAAAATAATAGTAGTTATTTTTGGTAACTACAAAAATGATTGTATCTTTACATCAGAATTAAAAACAACAACATTTAAAAAATAGAAATTATGACAACTCAAAACACTACAT